TTAATAAGATAATGGAACTCAAGCTCCCTCACAGATGGTCAGACCTTTCACTCGGTGAACTCCAGGTGATGATGACCTCAGAGAATCCCCTCGAACGAGTATCCGCTTGCTCCGGTAAGTCTATCGAACAACTGCGGAAGATGCCTCAGAAGCTCTTGGAAGCCGCAGGAGAGCATATCGACAACCTACTCACCCAAGAGACTGCACGCTTCGAGAAAGTCCTTGAAATGGACGGAAAGCGATTGGGTTTTATCCCCGATTGGGACGCATTTACAGCGGGGGAATGGATAGACCTTGAGACCTACCTCGAAGACTTCTGGAAGAACGCTCACAAAGTCATGGCAATTCTCTACCGTGAGGTGACATATGAGCTTGGAGAGAGCTACGAGATAAAGAAGTACACAGCTAAAGAGGACGCATCTACGTTTGAAGAGATGCCGGCGGACTTAGTATCGGGAACGCTGCTTTTTTTTTGGACTACCAGAAACGAACTGCTGCATTCTATTCAGTCCTCTTTACTTCGGGTGGCGGAGGAAGCGACCCGGTTGGCGAAAAGTGGGGATGGTATCACATCCTCTACACCCTCGCAGGCGAAAACGTCCTCAAGATGGACTCGATTACGTCGCTTCCCGTTCAAGTTGTTTTCCAGCACCTCGCATATTTAAAAGACCGCGCCGCACATGATCACGTTCAATAACATAGTCGAGAGATTCGAAATCTTCGCAGAGAATCACTTCTTCATCAAGAGCTTCTCCTTTGGCTCTCCCGATGATGTAGACCTCTCTAAGTTTGAAGAGTTTCCGTTGATGCATCTCGTTTATACGGGAGCGACATACGACGCGGGAACAAAGATATACAACCTCGAGGTGTATATACTCGACGTACCTCATGACAAGAAAGGGAAGGTAATCCCTCAAAAGGAAGCCATCTCCGATTCTGAGCAATGCGCTGAAGATATCCTCGCTGATATCAGAATGGGTGGAAACATCTTCTTGTTCGCTCAAGATTATGAGGTTGTAAATGCAACTACTACACCACTCGAAGAAGAGACGAAGAACGTCCTCTCTGGGGTGCTTCTCGATTTGTCGGTTGCTATCCCTTACGAATGGGATGCTTGCAACGCTCCAATCGACGGAGTTGAACCGGGAGGTACAGATGTCACCTATGCCCGACGCGGTATCCTTCGAATGCTCACCCTTGACGGTACAACAGACGTTCAGTCCGTTCGCACTATCAAGGTCACTAACGGCACGCTAACGGATGACGGTGACGGCGTTGTTACATTGGATACGGGAGGAGTTGAAACGCTTGGAGCGTTGACAGATGTCACAATTGTAGGAGCGCAAACGGGTCAAGCTTTAATTTATCAGCATGAATCTCCGAGAGGTTGGTTGAACGGTAATCAGTCTTTAGAGAGCTTATCAGACACCTCAATCAGCAACCCTTCTAATCAATCATTTTTGCGCTATGTCAGCGGAAGTTGGCAGGCAGTTCCCGTAGTAATTCCAAGCCCTCCACCAACAAACACGGATGGGCTGCCGGAAGGCACTACGAATCTGTACTACACAGAAGCACGGGTTGAAGCAAATCCAGACGTAACCGCGAACACCGCAAAGGTTGGGATCACAACGCAGCAGGCTTCAGCGATTACAGCCAACACGACAAAGCTTGCAGGAATTGAAAACGGTGCGGACGTTACCGACGCGACAAATGTAACGGCGGCAGGCGCATTGATGGCAGCAACTGCGCAGCTTACTGGCGACCTTGACACGCAATCCAATGAGATAAAGACAACTACCACCGACGGCAATATTATTATTGCTCCAAATGGAACGGGGGTGCTTGAGGTGAAAGGCGACACCAATAGCGCAGCTATCGTTTTGAATTGTGAAGCCAACACGCACGGCGTTAAAATCCAATCACCGCCGCATTCAGCAGGGGCGACGTACACGCTAACACTTCCAAACGGAACGGGGTCAAACGGTCAGGCACTTACAACCAACGGTTCAGGCGTTCTATCGTTTGCAGATGTCAGCAACAACGACGGAACGGTTACAAGCGTCGAAGCGGGAACGGGTTTAACCGGAGGCACAATAACGGCAGCCGGAACAATTGCACTTGCTGACACAGCCGTTACAGCGGCAGCATATACTAACGCAAATATAACTGTTGACGCGCAGGGACGTATCACAGCGGCAGCAAGCGGAGCGAGTGGAGGCGTTACGTCGGTGAACAGTTTAACGGGCGGCCTGACGCTTACAGCAGGGGCTAACGTCACAATCACAGATAACGGCAGCGATACAATCACAATCGCAAGTACTGGAGGCGGTGGAGGTGGTTTAACAGCGGTAACGGGTACAGCACCGATTACAAGCAGCGGGGGGAATACTCCAGACATTGCAATCACGGCAGCGACCACTAGCGCGGCAGGTTCTATGTCTTCAGCAGACAAGACCAAGCTTGACAACATTACAACGAACTACGAGGAAGACGAACTGAACACGGGGCAGAACATCTTAATGAATACTTCAATTTCTGTCGCTTCGAACAGAATTGCAGATATCATGGGAGACGCATTAGCCGACACAAGCAACGCAAACAGCAAAAAGTTTATTGGCTTCTACACCGGTAGTAACGTTTGCGTTTTACAAGGTATGGTGGACGCAGGGGCTTCAATTACCGGAGCAACGGCAGGCAGTCCTTTGTGGATTGGCGGAAGTGGTACTTTCAGCGCAACCGCACCAACGACAGCGAACTATTATTCGAGGGTGGTAGGGTACTTTGTAGGTACGGGTCAAGGGGGTGAGGTCATTTGTTACTTCGACCCATCAAAAGACTGGGTTCAAATTAGTTAATCATGGCAGAAATTTCAGGAGTTCCAACATCAGATATTGATAATGTCGATGGTTTTTTCACTACATCGGGGGGAGGCACGGCAACAACAGCGCCGACGATTACCGCGTTAGCAGATACCTACGGACTTGGTTCTTTGGTGGTTGGTAATTTTGCTTCATACACAAATGTGACATTTGAATGTGAGGTATATGTAGGGGCAACTCTGATCGTAGCGAATTCGCTAACGACAAAAGACGGAGCAACCATAGGGTGGGCAGATACTTCCGCGTTATCGGGTACGCGAACCGTGAAGCTAAGAGCGCAAGAGTTTGGGGATTTTATTCAATCAACCGAGGTAACAGATACTTACGAAAAACTCGCGACTAGCTTTAGATATTTTAGGATTCAAGGTGTTGATGTGAACGGGACTGCCAGCAGTTTACACATGGGTGTAAGAGATTGGAGGTACTATTCTGCGGCGAGTTATGGCGGTACGCAATATCCTACCGACATGACGACGGACGTGTTACCTACGCCTTTTGTAGCGTCGGGTTTTCAGTTTAGTTCGTACTCTCCATACAAGGCTTTTGACCAATACACGAACTCTTGGTGGTGGACGTTAACCGTTAGCAGCGCGTCATTGAATCATCTGACAATAGATATGGGTTCACAGACAACAATGCTATCGGGTAGGATAATGTTCTATTCAGGTCAGAGTTTAGCATATTTTTCCATCATGGCATCAAATTCAGGAGCCTTTGCAGGTGAGGAAGTTTATTTGAATACGGCAATTTTGTGCAACCAACAAAATCAATACCAATCGTTAATGTAATGGAATACACGCAACAACAAATTGACGCGGTGGTAGTAATTACGGGCGCTGAATTATTTATAAATCATGTCCTTGGGATATACTCGGATGCGGTATTGGTCGGGATGCAACTCAGCTATGATGCAGACGGTCAGTTAACGCCTGAAGATATAGCAGCGATCAAATCATTGATGCCATGAATTACAACTTCATCACAATCCCCGTCGGGGAGTATGTACTATAACTATGAGCGAACTCAATAAAGTCCTTCTAGCGTTCTCCGATGATGTCGTAAAGAGCGCAAAGCGTCACCTCGGAGGTCGGAAGATTGGAAAGAATAAGAACTACGGAGTCGCTTCGGGTCAGCTCAAGCGGTCGCTATCTTATAAAATTCGAGTACGTGGAAACGATATACGAGAGGTCACCTTCGGAGCTAAAGGGAAGGCGGCGAAATACGCTCCTTTCATCCATTTCGGAGTGAACGGAACACAGAAGAACCAGAAGTCACCCTTTACGTATAGAAAGCAACCTCCGTCCTCTGTCTTTATCAAGTGGATAAAGCAGAAAGGAATCAAGCTCAGAGATGAAAAGGGACGCTTCAAGAAACAAAGCGAGAGCAACATCAAATCCGCAGCGTTTTTAATAGCTCGCTCGGTAAAGAAACGCGGGATCGTGGGTCTTCGGTTCTACGAGAAAGCGTATGCAGCGGTATCGAAGCGATATGAAGCCAAATTCGGGGATGCCGTCGCTGAGGATATAGCGGGCAAATTGAAAGCAAAACTAGGAAACATTACAATCACGAACTGATGGCTGAATTTAATCAGACCCCGTCGGGTCTATGGAAACCCGCAGGACAGAAGCTCATCTTTGAGATGCTTGAGCAAGGCACGGTGACAGATGCGTACCGCTATGTCATTACCGTGCTTGAAAACGCCGTTGAAATAGGAAAGTTCTATATCACTCCCAACGTACTCGATACCGGTGTCTTTGACTTGGGAGAGGTTGTCCGAGGACGGTTAGCGGTAGACCCTCGAAAGTACGGATTAACAAACGTCATCCACACGCTCAACAACAAGGCTTTCACGAAGTCCAATGGCAATGTAAACAAGTACACCGTTGAGCTGCGATACGGGAACGGCTCTACTGAAT